GATAACCTCTAAGAGTGAGTATGACACTTACTTTGCCTCTTTGCCCTTTAATGGGAAACTGTACCCTACAGGACTTTTAAGAATCTACTCTGAACCAAACTATGAAGAGGTAGATGGTTTGTCTAAGTTAAAAAATGGAGAAGTTGCCAAACACGGAAGAGCACAGTTTGGAACCACCATCTCAGAACACAACGCTGGCCTAAACCCATACTGGTCAAACAATGACAACGTCCGTGGTGTTGAGATGGATGCTAAGTATCTTTTTAAATTTGATCAGACAGTTCCACCAACAACAAAAAATGTTGCTGCTGGAGTTAACAACACCTTTGCCCTAAAGACAACCAGAAATGGAATTATTAAAAATTATTTTTCATCAAAATATATTTCAGAGTCTACTGTAAATAAAATGCTTTCAACTCAGAGCGGGACAACACAGTCTTCCGCTCTTGTTATGAATGGCGGAGGCTTTAAAACAACAGATACTCCTGCAAACTTCTTGTCCTATGTTTACAAGCCACTTTCAAATAATTTTAAACATTTTGGAACAAGGCTTAGAGTTATTGGAAGAATTGAAGATAACGAAAAAAATGGACAAACTCCAGTTGGACCTTCAGAACTTTATACCGTACAAGGAAAGACTGCTGATGAAAAAATTACAATTGCAGGAGGCAGTGGTGGTATTGCAATCATGGTTGACCCAAAAACAAATGCTGGATACTACTTTGAAATAATTGCTTTAGATGCAACCAAGGTAAATGATTCTGCAAGACAAAATGTCCACGATGTATTATTCTATAAATTAGAAGCAGAAACTTCAAATTTGTCAGGCCCTGCAATACCTATTACTCTTTATGAAGGTCTTGCGAACATCATTGTAGATGGCGGACAGTTCGTGGGTCAGTATAGAGTAGCAGCAGAACAAAATCCAACTGTCTACGATCTTTCTGTAGAGTACCAGGATATTGGATCAAAAAGAAAGTTTTTCTTATATCTAAACGACAATCTTATTGCTACAGTTTTTGACGATTCTCCATTAAAGGTATATAACAACCTTGCACTTTTTGTTAGAGGATCTTCTAGAGTTATGTTTGAAAATGTTTATGCCTTAGCAAATAACTATTCTCAAAACACATCATTTCAACTAGATACTCCAGTTGCAAATGTATTTAGTAATTCTGGAATAAGTGCTCAAGATTCATTTAGAAAATACTCAATGAGTGGGGCTGTCCAGGCTGCCTATCTGACTGGCATAAGTTCTTCCCAACCTCCCAAGTTTAGTATCTACTTTGACGAGTTTGGTACCATCATGAGAGAAGCAGCATCTTTTAATTTTAGATATGATTTAGCATATCCAGCACTGTACGCACAGTTATCTCCAACCTTTAATAAGTTAAAGTCCTATGCTGTATCTGGGTTCAGAGCCAGATCATACGGAGCAGAGTTTTTAATTTTTAATACAACAGATACAACACTAAGTTTAGACTCAAGTAGCCAAAGTTATTTAAGAGTTCAAGGTATAGCCTTTACAAATCAGTCCACAAACAACTATAGTGTTGATGATTACTTTTCAAAAAATAGCAATCTTTCAGACCCACAGTTTGACTCAACAGGTCTTATAACTGCTGTTAATAAAGTTACAAAAAACTATGAAGATATCAAAGCAAGCAGAATGCTTTACGGAAAAAAAGATTTTTCTTTAGATGTTCCATACGTACAATCAGCCGATGCTGCTGAAAACCTAATGTCCTGGTTAGTTAAAAAAATAACAAAGCCAAGAAAGTCAATAGGTTTAAAAATATTTGCAAACCCTATGATTCAACTAGGAGATATCGTGGAAGTAGACTATGTTGAAAAAAATATTAATAGGGCTGGATCTGTTGGCTCTAGGTTCGTAGTATATAATATAGAATATTCAAAATCAAAAGACGGACCAGAGATGTCTGTCTTTTTAAGTGAGGTATTGTAATGGCTACAGATGCAACTGCAAATCAAGCAACATATACCTATACCTGGACTAATGACTTTGGTAGAAGCACTCAAACCAACTCAACCAAGGTCGCCGTCCCTAATGCCGTTGATGATTTAAATGATCCAATAGCATATGAGGCTATGTTTGAGATTATATTTCAAGATATTGGTGGACAAGAACTAATTAATATTTCCAGGGCAGATGCTATAAATGGACAAAACATTATGTATAGCATTGTTAAAAACCTAAAAAATATCATGCTTGAATATAACTCTAATAATATAATTAAACTTGGTGGCACATCAGATGTTTTGTTTAAGAACTTTTCAATAAAACTTGAAGACAAGATTCCTAAATACGGTAATGGAAGTAACGGGTCCATAGTCTACCTTGAGCAAGGCTCAGGCAACCTGTTAATTGATCTTGTTAACCTAGAAGACGAAGAGCAGGTAGAGATAGAGATAATCAACCAAGGGGGGTATTTTGATGATACAATTACTAATTAGGAGTAAAAATGATAACTAATACAGGCCAGTCAATTCTGGCAAAATACCTTGTAGGTCAGGCACCAGCCTATGCCTCATATATTGCAATTGGCTGTGGAGCCAAACCAGTATCATCTTCTTATACATTTTCAGAGGCTGAGATGACTGCTATGAGAGCAAAAGAATCTTTGGACTTTGAGATGTTTAGAATACCAGTAACATCAAGAGGATACGTTACTGAAGACGGAGTATCTAAGATTGTCTTTACTGGAGAACTTCCAACGCTAGACAGATATGATATAACAGAGGTTGGCATTTGGTCTGCGGGATCAAACCCAAGTGCAAACTTTAACGATAGCCGATCAATCTTTTTATTTAATAAAGATGAAACTTGGAAGTATAACAATACAGCCCTTGTTCCAATTGAAACTAGATTAGACGTTGCTGGAGACATTCAGACAACTAGCAAAGCATTTATAACAAATGCAGATAACCCAACCTTTACAAATTCAACTAGATCAAACAGGTATGAAGGTTCTAGGTTTTTAAATAGTATTGTAGTCCTTAGAGGAGATGTTTCAGATATTGAGATAGACCCAGTTACTGATGAACTTACGCTAGGGACTGCTCTTTCCCCTCACCTAGTATTAACAGGAGCAACTCTAGATTTTGATAAGTCATCACCAAAAGACGAGTTAAGGCTAGCCTTCTCAGTAATAAACAAAGACTCTACAAGAAATGTACAGCCTCACGATGTAAGAATTATTCTAGAGTTTGCAGAGGGAGATGTCTACAACGTTGGAGAGTACGCAAGGTTTGAAACAGTACTAAGCAGTACTGATCCAGACGTAGATTTTGAAAATCAAAGATATTTTATTTCTGTTGCAAAGTTTGAAGAATTAAATAGGAGTTCTGGATTTACTTGGAAAAATGCAGATGTAGTTAAAGCGTATGTCACAGTAACAGAAAAGAATGAAGTCACAGAAGAGGTGTTTATTTCAGACGAATTCTATGTTTGTCTAGATGCTTTAAGGCTAGAAAACACACAAAATCAAAATCCAATTTATGGATTAACTGGATATTCAGTTGTAAAAAGTCTAAACTCAAGGCCAGTTACAAAAATTGCAAACAGTTCAAACCACATTGAGTTTAGGTTTGGCTTGGATGTAATGTAATGGCACTGACCGATCTTGAGCCAGACAAAGAAATCAAAAAGGCAATAGTCTTAAAAGAAGATCTCCCATCTCTTAGTTTAAGTAGGCTAGGGTATTTTGTTAGGTATAGAGTGGTATCAAATGACAAGAATAGATCCTCTCACTGGTCTCCATACTACTTTTTACCAAATGGGGTTATACCCAAAGTACCTTGCTCTGTTGGAGTTGCAGGAGGACAATTGAAGGTAATTACCATGGTTTGGCAACATCCCAAGGCTTCAAGTGATCCTGGTGAGACTGAAACATCTATCTTTAAAGAATATGATGTGTACATTAAGACTAATCTAACTAATGATAAGTGGGTTCACCTTGAAACCGTACCTGCAACATCGCTTAGAATACTTGTTCCATCTGGAGTAACTTCCTTTCAGGTTGCAGTTCAGGTACCTGTCTATCCTAAGAATTATTCTGCAGATGCAGCAATCTTTACTTTAGAAACTCCGATAGTGGTATAATTATAGTATGGCAAAAATACCCTTACCTGAGCGTGGACAACCACTAGATGTAGCATATGTTTATGAGTTAGCCCAAGCAGTCAACGAGTTATCAAAAGAGGTCTCTCCAGCAACCTATGACTATGTAACTGTTCAGACAGCAGACAACGGTCCACAAAATAGAAAGGTTACAGAGGTTAGGGTTATTGGTGCACTTGTTAAAGTTGCAAGTAGCAAGTCTGTTACCCCTGGTGAGCAAATTTCTTTTTCACATTCATTTACAGGAGAGTTTAGATTCCCCCCAATTGTTACTGCTACCCCAATAAACGTAGGACAAACTCCTGCTGGAGCAAGCGTATCTTTAATATTAAATGATCCATCTACGTCTTCTGTTACTGGGTTTGTTAAGTTTAACACATCTGGAGATGCTTCTCTTAATGTTAACTTAATTATCATTGGTATACCAAACTAATGCTAAAATGTAAAAAATGTAAAGGCAGAATGTTTCTTGACAGACAATACAGCACAATCGGACACCTTGAGACATATTGCATGGCTTGTGGATCAAGAGATTTTTTTAATCCACCAACAAGTTCTGCGGAGGGTTTATGGCTATTAAAAAGGGAAGTATCGAGAGCGAAGGCTACAATGTCCTCCCTGTAATTCCAGGGAATAAAAAGGTCTGGTTTTTAAATGGAGACCTAGTTCGAGTGCACCATTTAAATAAATCTAATGGAATAATGTCTGTTTATAATATCACAAAAGATCAAATTGAAAGTTGTTTAGTTTCTGATTTTAAAAAGAAAAGAGAACGGGCCTATACCGTTAGAGAGACTGCTGATTTAGTTAATCGTCATAAAAAATATATGCCATCACTAATGAAACGAGGAGTCATCCCATTTCCAACGGGATCTCAAAAGGGTGGGGCCAGAGGATTCCAAGTAAGATCATATTACTCAGAATCGCAAGTAAAAGAGATACGTGATATACTTGCTACATACCATATTGGTAGGCCAAGAAAAGACAAATTAATAACAAATGATATTACGCCTAGCAAACAAGAGTTGACACGAAGAATGGGCGATGGTATACTTACATATAGAAGAACAGAAGACGGACAGTTTGTTCCAATTTGGAGCGAGTCTATTTAACGAAGGGTATGAAATGGAAAACGAAGACACAAAGGTATCTGTTACACTTGGATACACGCTTAACCTAGGAAACTTTCAATCGCTAAGGCTTGACCTTGGGGTAGTTGACACAAGACGTAATGGAGAAACTGCAGACCAGGCTTTTGAGCGAGTCTACAAGTTTGTTGAAGATAAACTGACTGATAAGATTAACGAAGCAAAGGCAGAGATTAACGAATAATGGCTGAGCGCAAAGACCGTATGGCTTTGCTTTCAAGATACAGCAAGTATCATACCGCAAGGTACGAATCAAAGCCATCCCTTAATCTAAATGTAGAACAGTGGGCTTCAGATGCCCTAGTTGAATCATACGGAATTTCAGGGTGTTACGATATACTTGAGTATTACTTTAAGGTTGCAGAGAATCCATCTTGGAATTACTTTGCATATAATGCAGAAAAGATTTTACAAGCACAAAAAGATAAAAGCAGAGATGACAACGAGAGAGCAGAGCGTAGAAGAATGGCAAAGGAGTGGCTAAGTGAATAATACAGAGTCCAAACTAATTACTGCAGTTCTTCAAGATAAGCAGATCCATATACTTCTGCAGGCAAATGTTGATAACCTTCTAAGAACTCACGGAGATATCTGGAACTTCATCAGACTCTATTTTGAAAACAATAAGTCTTTACCACCTGCAGAACTTGTAACAGAAAAGTTTAGAGACTTTGCCCCAATAGCAAATGTAGGAGCAACCAAGCACCACCTTGAAGAGTTGCAGGGTGAGTACCTAAATGACAGCCTTAAAGATATTCTAAGATCAGCAGCAGGAAATGTTCAAAACAATCAGGGAACTATTGCTCTAAATGATTTAATTACTCAGACATCTGAGTTAAAAAAGAATACTGCAGCCATTCGTGACATTGATGTTACGGATCTTGAATCAGCAGTAGCATACTTTGAAAACCTAAAGGTTCAGCAAGCAGCAGGTCATGTTGGAATTAAAACTAACCTACCAGGGTTTGATAACTATCTTCCTTCTGGAATTATGCCAGGGCAGTTAGGAGTCTTTCTAGCATACCCAGGTATAGGAAAGTCTTGGATGGCTCTGTACTTCGCTGTACAGGCCTGGAAGCAGGGTAGAACACCCCTTGTAATCTCTCTTGAGATGTCAGAAACAGAAGTTCGTAATCGTGTATTTACTATTATGGGTGAAGGACTTTGGTCTCACAGAAAGTTAAGCAATGGAGATGTTGAACTAGATACTCTTAAGGCTTGGCATGCTAAGCATTTACAGGGTAAGCCAGAGTTCCATATCATTTCAAACGATCAGGGTGGAGAGATTAACCCTTCAGTGCTTCGTGGAAAGATTGACCAGTACAAGCCAGACTTTGTAATCGTTGACTACCTTCAGTTGATGGCTCCTAATCAGAAGTCAGATAATGAAACAGTACGAATGAAGAACCTTTCAAGAGAACTTAAACTTATGGCTATTGGTGAAGAAGTCCCAATCATTGCTATCTCATCTGCTACGCCAGACGATGTTAATGATCTTAGTGGGGTTCCTACGCTTGGTCAGACCGCTTGGTCAAGACAGATTGCTTATGATGCAGACTGGGTTATTGCTCTTGGTAGAGCATCAAATAGTGATATTATTGAATGCGCTTTTAGAAAGAACCGTAATGGGTTTATGGGAGACTTCCTTGTACAGGTTGACTTTGACAAGGGATACTACAGATATAAAGATTATGAAGATAAGTAGTTATAATATGGTATGCAGCACGAGAATCTTCCTCCTACCTTCTATCACCATAGACCTATCAAAAAGTTCTATCTTGACGGGGTCATCCACGATGAGTCAGCGCTTGGTAGGCTGAAGGATGAATACATCAGGCTCCTGGATTCAGAAATGCGACTATCAGGATATGTGCCACGGCTTGACATAACTCCAGATTTTACGCTAGACTATAACCACAAGAAAAAATATTTTGAGTTTCAACTAACAGTACACGGGACATACACGGGAAGAAGACAAAGCGAATGGATAGCAGGAATAGACGTAAGCACACCAATCTTTATACAAAAGAGCAAATCAAAAGAGTTCTCACGGGAACAGGTGTAACGATTGAGTCTGAGGTTGACTCAGACTATATTATTTTCTGTCCATATCACAATAACAACAGGACCCCAGCAGGAGAAATAGACAAGTCAAATGGAACATTCTTCTGTTTTGCTTGTCACCACGTTACGGGATTGACAGAGTTTGTTATGCACATGTCTAATAGAACATACTTTGAGGCTGCAAGATTTATCAAAAGCAAAGAAACAGAAACAAGCATAGAACAGGATGTAGACAGGGCCCTTTATAAAAAACCAGAGTTTACTTTGTTTGACGAGGTTGTTATCAAAAGACTACATAATGAATTACTATCTTCTAGCAGAGCAAAAGATTATTTTAACTATAGGAAAATTACCAAAGAGTCAGCATCAAAATTTTCTTTAGGCTATTCAGAAAAACAAGATATGGTAACTGTTCCAGTACATAGTCCAGACGGATTAGCAATTGGATTTGTTGGAAGATCTATTGAGGGCAAAGAGTTTAAGAACACCCCAGGTCTGCCAAAGTCTAAAACACTGTTTAACCTTCATAGAGTTAAGACTTCTGGTAAAGTCTACATAGTTGAATCATCATTTGATGCCATTAGGCTTGACCAGTGTGGCTTTCCAGCAGTAGCAACATTGGGATCTAATGTGTCAAACATACAAATAGAATTGCTTCAGAAGTACTTTAATGATATAATTGTCATTGCGGATAACGATGAAGCAGGTGGAAATATGAAAACTAAGATAGTTGAAAAACTTGGTTCTCGTGTATCTGTAATACAATTAAATAAAGAATATAAAGATATAGGCGACATGGACGATAAGTCAATTCAAGAACTGGACTTCCAGTTTGACAAATCAATACAGTCTATGCTAAACTAACATAATACAGAAAAGAGAAAACACATGGCAATACTAAGAGGAATCAAAGAAATGGGACCAGTACTAGATGGTCCAAAGGGTGGCGACGGCCCAAAGGTTAAGTGGCTAAAACTTGCTGATGGACAATCAGTAAAGATTAGATTCTTAGAAGAACTAGATGAGGACTCAGCAAACTACAGTCCTGATCGTGGTCTAGCAATCGTTGTATCAGAACACACAAATCCAAAGGACTACAAGCGCAAGGCTGTAGATACAATGGACACAGAAGGTCGTGACTGGGCAGAAGAAATGCACCGCAAGGATCCAAAGGCTGGCTGGAGAGCACGTCTTCGTTTCTATTGCAACGTTCTAGTTGACGACGGCATTGAAGCACCATATGTTGCAATCTGGTCAATGGGTATCAGCAAGCAATCATCATTCAACACAATTCGTGAGTATGCACTTGAAACAGGAAGCATCTCAAATGTACAGTGGAAGTTAAAGCGTAATGGTCAGGGAACTGAAACCAATTACACACTAATTCCATCTGCACCAGATAAGGAGCCATTCAACTGGGGAGACATTAAGCCTTACCCACTAGAGTCTGCACTACGCAAGGTTCCTTACGCAGAACAAGAAGCGTTCTATTTGGGCTTTGATGGCCCATCTGCCACTTCAGCAACAAACGCTGATTGGTAATATGAACTACGTCGGCTTACATGTCCACACCCATTTCAGTTTATTTGATGGGATTGCTACTCCAGAAGAATACGTGAACCGTGCAGTTGAGTTAGGGATGCCAGCAATTGCCATCACTGACCACGGTACTTTATCTGGGCATAGGGAACTGCACCGTATTGCAAAAGCAAAGGGCATTAAGCCAATTCTTGGGCTAGAGGGATACATGTGTGCAGACATATCTGATACACGAGATAAGTCTGAAAGAGAAGGTCAACAAGATCTTGTCTATAACCACATTATCCTTCTAGCCAAGAATCAAATTGGTTTAGAAAACCTTAATAAAATTAGCGAACTGTCTTGGACAGATGGTTTCTTTAAGAAGCCAAGATTTGATTTTAGTATATTGGAAAAGTATAAAGAAGGAATCATTGTTTCTTCTGCTTGCCCAAGTAGCGTTTTAGTTAAAGCACTTGAGGAAGAAGAGTTTGCTCTCGCAAAGAAATATATCTCTTGGTTCAAAGAGCGCTTTGCTGACGACTACTACATTGAGGTTATGCCCCATAACGAAGCACACATCAATAAGTATTTAATAGAACTTGCAGATGAGTTTGGTATTAAGGTTATTGTGACACCAGACTGCCACCATGTCGATCCATCACAAAAGGAAGTTCAAGAGTTTAAGTTGCTCATGAACACACACGGCAAGTTCGTAAAAGATGCAACATATGAAAAGTCAAAGAAAAAGGGCAGCATGATGGAACGCCTTGACTATCTTTATGGCGAAGACCGTCAGATTACATTTAATAAGTTTGATATCCACCTTCTATCATATGAAGAGATGAAAGCAGCCATGGAATCGCAGGGTATTGACCGACCAGACATATACTCAAACACACTCCTATTAGCAGACACAGTAGGAGACTATGGAATTCAAGAAGGTCTAAACCTTCTACCAGTACAATACAAAAGCCCTGACAAAGAACTTGCAAAGGTAGCATTAGAAGGTTTGGCAGAACGAGGTTTGTCAGAAAACCAAGAATATCTAGATAGACTTGAAGAAGAGTTACAGATTATTAAGGATAAAAAGTTTGCTCCATACTTCCTTGTTGTGAGTAACATGATCAACTGGGCCAAGAAAGAAGAGATTCTGGTTGGTCCAGGTCGTGGTTCGTCTGCTGGCTCTCTGGTTTGTTATGCACTAAAGATTACAGATATTGATCCTATTGAGCACAACCTTCTCTTTTTCCGCTTTATTAATCCTGAGCGTAATGACTTTCCAGATATTGATACAGATATTCAGGATACTCGTCGTGAAGAAGTTAAAGATTATCTTGTTAGACAGTATCGACATGTTGCATCTATTGCCACCTTCCTTGAGTTTACAGGTAAGGGAATTGTGAGAGACGTTGCACGAGTATTAAACATTCCGCTATCGGACGTGAATAAAGTATTGAAAACTGTAGACACATGGGATGACTTCTGTACATCTAAATCAACATACGAGTTCCGTGAAAAGTATCCAGAGGTGGAGATTTATGGAGAGCAACTACGTGGTCGAATTCGTGGTACAGGAATCCATGCTGCAGGTGTTGTAACTGCAAAAGAACCAATCTTTAGGTACGCACCACTTGAAACAAGATCTTCTACTGGGTCTGATGAAAGAATTCCTGTTGTGGGTGTTGACATGGAAGAGGCTGAAAGAATTGGCTTGATTAAGATTGATGCGTTGGGTCTTAAAACTTTATCTGTTCTGAAAAATACAATCGATATTATTAAAGAACGAGATGGAAAGAAGATTGACCTTCTTAAAATTAAAATGGATGATGCTAATGTTTATCAGATGCTATCTGATGGATATACAAAGGGTGTATTCCAGTGTGAAGCAGCACCGTACACAAACCTTCTTGTTAAGATGGGTGTCAAGAATCTAAACGAACTTGCAGCATCAAATGCTCTTGTTCGTCCAGGTGCAATGAACACTATCGGAAAGGACTATGTTGATCGCAAGCATGGTCGTCAAAACATTTCTTATACGCACCAAGTATTAAAACAATTTACGGAGGACACCTATGGCTGTATTCTTTACCAGGAGCAAGTTATGCAAGCATGCGTACACCTTGGCGGTATGTCCATGTCGGAAGCAGATAAAGTTAGAAAGATCATTGGAAAGAAGAAGGATGCTAAAGAATTTGATCAGTTTAAAGAAAAGTTTGTAGAAGGTGCATCAAAGTTTATTGCTCCCAACGCTGCTCGTGATCTATGGCATGACTTTGAGGCTCACGCAGGGTACTCGTTTAACAAGTCTCACGCAGTAGCATACTCAACTCTGTCTTATTGGACAGCATGGCTAAAGTATTATTACCCACTTGAGTTTATGTACTCAGTGCTAAAGAATGAAAAGGACAAAGATGCGAGAACTGAATATCTTATTGAAGCAAAAAGAATGGGCATTAGCGTTAAGTTACCTCACATTAACGATTCGGATATTGATTTTAAAATTGAGGGTAAAGGCATTCGGTTTGGACTCAGTTCTATCAAGTTCATATCTGACAAGATTGGTGAGCGATACATATCAGCACGACCATTCAATTCGTATAAAGAACTTGAAGAATTTACATTTACCAAGGGCAACGGAGTAAACAGTCGTGCACTACAGGCACTAAGAGCAATAGGCGCTGCAACATTTAATGACAATCCCAGAAATGATCAAGAGATTAAAGAGAATTTGTATGAGTATTTAAATCTTCCAGAGTTTAATATCACAATACCTTCTCATTATTATGCATTCATTCAGGACATTGTTGACTTTGAAGAAAAAGGATCATACATATTTATGGGTATGGTAAAATCAATTAAACGAGGAACAGGATGGTCACGAGTTGAAATTTTGGACAAAACTGGCAGTGTCGGTATATTTGACGATGAAAATACAACTATTGAGACGGGTCGTTCTTATCTTGTCTTGTGTAATGATAACAGGATTGTTTCTTTCATACCTTCAGACGAGATAAAAGAATCATCGCATGCTCTTGTAAAGTTCTTAAGTTACAAGCAGTTACCATACAAGGATGATGAAATGTTTGTAGTTTCTTTTAAGCCAAGAATTACAAAGACTGGAAAAAAGATGGCATCTCTTACACTTGCAGACACAAGCAGGGACTTACACTCTATCACAGTATTCCCTACATCATTTGCAAAAGCATATATGCATATTGAAGAAGGAAAGTCGTACAAGTTTAGTTTTGGCAAGACTAAAGACGGAACAGTAACATTGGAGGATGTACATGTCAGTTAGTATAGAAGAAGCATTAGCACAGTTAGACCCTAAGTTAAGAAAGAGATTGGGTAGTGGGGTAGGTGTCAACTATGAGTATCAACCTACTCCTAGTTTTGGCTTAAACCGTGCCCTAGGTGGAGGACTACCGTATGGCAGGCAAGTACTTATCTGGGGATCTAAGTCTTCTGCAAAGTCATCTATGTGCCTTCAGATGATTGCTTTGGCACAGGCCGAAGGCAAACTGTGTGCATGGATTGACTCAGAGATGTCATACTCAGAAGACTGGGCAAGAACTTTGGGGGTAGATCCAGAAAAATTAATCTACTCACAAGCAAGAACTATTAGCGACATGGTAGACGTAGGTGTTGGGTTAATGAACGCTGGCGTAGACCTAATTGTGGTAGACTCTATTACATCAATGCTTCCAGCAATCTATTTTGAAAAAGATACAGATGAAATGAAGGCATTAGAAAACACTAAACAGATTGGAGCCGAATCCCGTGACTTTAGTAACGCATGGAAAATGCTTAACTATGCAAACAATAAAGTTAAGCCAACTTTGCTTGTTCTTATTTCTCAGTCTCGTAACAATATCAATGCTATGTATACTAGCCAGCAGCCTTCTGGTGGTCAGGCTACTAAGTTTTATTCCTCATGTATTGTTAAACTCTTTTCTTCAGAGTCAGACAATCAAGCGATTAAGGGCAAGATCAAGGTAGGAGATAAATTAATTGAAGAAAAGATTGGTAGAACTATTAAGTGGGAACTACAGTTCTCCAAAACCTCTCCAGGGTTCCAGTCTGGTGAGTATGATTTTTACTTTAGAGGTGATGATATTGGTCTTGATACCATTGGTGATCTGGTTACTACCGCAGAACTAAATGGTATTGTAGAACGAACTGGTGCTTGGTATATACTTCCTGACGGCACAAAGGTGCAAGGCAAGGAAGCATTTGTTAATCGTGTAAGGGAGGATCTTGATTTGCAAGAATCAATCAAGGCCAAACTAAATGGCTAATTTTACTATATATCAAGGTCAATGGGTTTGCCACACATGCAAGGCTATAGTTCCAACACTAAGATGCTATGCAGATGAAAAAATGTTAAGTTGGATGTGCAAAGATAAGCACTTGACAAAAGTCTATTTAGGTAAAAGAAAGAAGAAGGATTTTGACGGAGAAGAGTGAGTCTAAAAGAATAGGTGCCAAGCAGCACAAGAACTCTGGGCGTAATACCCAAAAGGGAGATGCCTCTTGGAAAAACTTTGTCGTAGACTTTAAAGAAGTTGGAAAATCTTTTACATTGAATAAAGAGGTTTGGGCAAAGGCTACTACTGATGCCATGAAGAATGGCAAGGACCCAGCCATAGTAGTCGTAATAGGCGAGGGCAACTCTAAGGTCAGACTTGCTATAATTGAGATGAGTATTCTAGAAGACATGGTGGAGGAATAATGGAACAGCAGGGAACAACAATAGACATGGTCAATGGTCTTTCAGAGATCGCAGACTATATGCAAGACGAAGAACTTACGGTAGCACTAACAATGATTGCTAAACTAATTATAAAGCCAGACATCCCAATCAATGTTGCTCACGTAGAGATTGTAAGGCTTCAGGCAATTGCTGCAAAGATGGCTTTTAAGGCTACCTGGATGGCTAATGTTGACAAGTCGGATCGTGGAAAGAAGAACCTTTATTATACGGCAGCAGAGTCGCTTAATAATTTAGTGTCTGCACTCAAATATATTACACGCTAATCTGCTATACTTATACTAACTGAAATGAGAAACGATGACGAAGAATTTACTGCACACTGTAATGATAAAGCCAGAAGAAAAGCCGATTCACCGCATGGATATAGCGGGACTTGAGGCAAAGATTAAAGAAGGCTATACGATTACTCGTGTAGA